TAAAAATCAGCCTGACCCACAACATGCACCGCACAAACTCCATCAATTTTTACACCCTTGTCTCCTATGGTAACAGAAAAATCATCCTTGACGACTTTCGTAACCTTTGTTCCGTCAGGGTGTATTTCATAAAACGTTCCAGTTCTATGAGTTTCTTTGATTCTCTCTGCACCAGGAGTATCATCTACTTCGCGTAAATGTCCGCTATCAGATTCTTCTACTGTATTAAATGGATATTTTGCATCATATGGGTTTTCTGGCTCTTCAACTTCTGTTCCATCGACTTTTGATAATTTTGTTTTACCTTCTATATGTGCCTGGGTTATCGTATTCTGAACAACCCCTCGTGCCAATCTCGGCGTGTTAATTTCATTAACAACCAGAGGACCGTAGTCTGATATATTTTCGTGGGAAAACTTACCCTCTTCAACAGACACGAGCGTTTTCTGTGGTTGATTTTCAATAGGACCACCTGCTCCCTCTCGGTCATCAACAAATCCAATTTCACCAACCCGTGGAATTGGATCGGCAACAGTAATCGCATCTACCGGATCTTCGTCATCATCAAACCCAGTTACAGTTCCATACCCAGTATTAATCGTACCCATCATTACCAAGTCTTGGCCCACGGAACCATCTCGGAAGAATCCCATCACTCTCGTTCCGGGTTTCAGTGCAACGACCTTTCCGTGAGGATTGTTAAGCGGCATGACTGGATATGCCCAGGGAAGCTCATTTGAAGTTAAATCATTTTTCATGGGTGTGTTGTGAGCAATCACACGGACTTTACATCGCCCTGCTCCAGTGGGATCTAAGTTTTCTTCTACGACCCCTTCCCACCAATGAAACTTTCCTTGCTGTCCAACTCCAGAGGGTTCCATATCTTATGCCTTCTTTGGTAATGGATTCGCATAAGAATCCTTGACTAATTGCATCGCAGTATGATAACCATGTTCTTCAGATGAAATGACGTGCTTAATTTTAGAAACCAAATATCTTCCAGAGAGAAGCTCATCCACACGACCACCCACTTCTTCTTGAGTTGGAATTTTCAAATTAACAACCTCACCAACTCTTCGCTGGCTATCTCCCGAAACAATAACTTGTAAACGAATTGCATTGATTTGCCGAAGCTGAGAGTTTCTTAGCAATTCGGAATCAGCCCGTTCATCATTATGATTGCGCTCAGTATCAAACGACCCATAATGTTTTGGTAAAAATTTAACATAACTACTACTTCTCTGTGTGTATGCTTTATTGTTCGTTAACGATGTTTTGCCTTGCCCAGAGGACACTTCGTTATGATTAACAGACTTATACTTATTATAAGATTCATCATAATCAAAAGTATTAAATTCCACTTTCCTTCTCATTAGATCATTACTAACCAAAGTAGATGCATAGACTCCACTCTGGATATTGGTAATCGTATTTGGAAGTGATTCAATCTTATATTTTTTAATTCCTGCCAGCTTCCGAATATCACCCTTTTCAGATGGTGGCTCCAATACATATGTGATTGTTGGTTTTACTTTTGAGGGATCGACCAAGCTCTCAATTGATGTAAATTGGAAAAAACCATCAGACTGTTCAAAGAATACATAGTTTGCACCCATGTATTTGTCTGACCTAGAAACTTTAGTAATTGTATTGATTACATCAATTGGGCTCTTATTATTCACAATAAGACTTCCCATATTTTTAGTTGGTTCTGCGTAAATCTTCTTTTTACTCACCGCATTCAACGGGGCAAAAAGATCCTTTGCCATATCAGAATATAATACCTCACGATAGGCACGATTTAATTTTAACTGATCAGCTACAATTTTTTCGGCTGAACAAAATTTGAGTGTAACAATCCGATTGTTGTCATCTGGTTTTGTTACACTAATATTATACACTCTACCCGTAAAATCAATTTCTTTCTTCTGGGGCGTTTTAAACCGCAATTCAACAATTTCGTCTCCCACCAAGACCATTTCGTTGAAAATGTTAATGTTATCGTTAATTACAATTTCACCCGAAATAAACTGTGTATCGCCCTGTAACAACCCCATACTTTCTGTATAACTAATATAGTTCCAAGGTCTTTCACTAATGTCTTTTAGCTGCTTTCCATTAGACGATATGATATTACATTTGGTAACTAATACATCACCGGCACCATAATTGTGTGAGGGATTCGTCGTTGCCATGTTTATCTTCTCGTCTGAACTAACGTTTCAAATTCATCAACGAATTCACCAAGAAGATTCCGGCGAAGTAAACTGATATTTCTCCTATTATCATTTATTGTCGTCTCTAATGCGAGCTTGTATATTGTTTTTCTATAATTCGGACCAGTCCAATCTCCGCCAGCATAACTATATGAATCTTGAGTTGTCTTTATTCCAGCAGGCAAAATTAAATCTCCTCTACTATACCCATAACCAGAAACAGGCGCTCTTAGCTCTAAGGTTTCATAATGAGATATCTCTGTGGATGCAGTTTCAACGCTACCATATTTTTTTTCAACAAACTTCTCAAAGGAAAAAGAATCCAATGGCCATTGCCACTGAGGATCGCGCACCTCGTTCATTAAAAGAATCACCCAATGATATTTGGCATCTCCATAATATTTGTATGCAATATGCTCTGGGCGCTCGCCGTCTTGAACTTGATAATTATAATAAATACTCTTATCGGAACGTGCCTGCAAAGTCGCACGAACTCGTCTGAATACATCGGTAACTACCTTAGCTTTCCCTTCCCCAACAAAAGTCTCATATAAAATTGTAGGAAAATATTCAAAATAATATCCGTTTGGCATGTTACTTTAATATCCTTCTTTCTCGGTAAAATCATTACGAGTGAGCAGTTCGCTTTCCATAAAAGTTAGCGTCAAATCTGTTTGAATAGGATGCCCATCATAATAAGTATGGTTTGTTCCATCACCCGTATAGTTAACTGTAATGTTCTGCAATGCACATGGTTTAATTTTATGCAGCTTTTCAGAATTCCAATATTGAATTTTAAACATACTCGGATAGCCCCAATATCGTGCAGAAGGCGCTCCTGTGTCTGGATCATTAACACTTGCAGGTGGAGCAGCATACATCTTAAAAAGCCTAATGATATTTTGAATAGACTCTGCTTCTGTTTGATTTTTCGGAGAGAGTTTAAAATCAAAAGTAAATGTTCTTGGCTGAACTCCCTCAAAAAACAATTCAAAGTATGGATTAATAGAAACACCTTGAGCCTTTAAGAGTTTGTTTGATATATTATCATTTCCCAGTAATTGACCTGCAATTTTACCCCCCACTTCCGAAGCAGCGCCTTTTAAATTAGTCGCATTTATTTGCTCCTTAATTGCATCAATACCCCCACCGGCAGTTTGAATTGCTGCGCCGATTAAACCCATATTTCCACCAGTCCAATTTGGTTGATATGTTTCGGTGATACCAAATGGTAGATACAATACAATGTCACCCTCAGACTTTTCGGTCCCCCCGGATGCGTTGGAAAAACTTTCAGCAATTCCGCCAATACTTCCTGGGAACGCACCAATTCCACTCAAGGCGTCTTCTGCAATAGGAACTTTTTCTACAACAGCATTCTTAAATTTTTCGGCACCAGCAGACAACTTACCAAATGTCGATTGTACAGACTCGGTTACATCTCCAACAATATCTTCAATACCCCCAAGTGCGGCATCTAAACCACCTGCAATTTGATCCTGGGCAGACGATATTGCCGAATCTAACTTGCCTCCAATTCCGCCTTCTCCGCCCGCATCTAAAATTGAAGTTGTAACAGCACCGGCAAGTCCGCCGCCAATTCCGCCGCCGAGGGCTCCGCTAACAACTCCACCCAAAAGGCTACCTGATTTGCTTGGTGACTCTGTTGCTTCTTCTGTGTTCTTTCCTGAAACCTCAAACGCTGCTCCCTCTACAGTAACGATGCTAAACTGAATAAAGTGCCTCTGACCCAATCCTTCGACATCAGAAGGAAAGCTAAGAGATGTTGATTGGTGTTTGTCTCCAAACAGACTGCCAAGCGGACCATCTGCTCCGCTAAGAACACCATCTACCAAATTGGTTCCAAGACCTTTAAATACGGACATATAAGATTTCTCCGTTAACTAAATATAAATGTATACTATAACTATATTTATTTAGGCAAACTATGGCATATAAAGGTCGTTGGAAACCAAAGAATTCGCATAAATATGCCGGAAATCCCATGAACATAACATATCGTTCTTTATGGGAAAGGCAGACGTTTAAGTGGTGTGATGATAATCCAGAAATTCGGCATTGGAGCAGCGAAGAACTAAAGATCCCCTATATCTCAAAGACAGACGGAAAGCGCCACAACTACTTTCCTGATCTGAAAATAACATACACCAACGGCAAAACCGTGATAGTCGAGATAAAACCCAAGAGACAAACCAAA